AGCAAGGGTCTTCCCACGTACCTTTTTAGGTCTGCTCGTGAGACTCTTAATCGTATTAGTAACATTCACGCTATTGAAGCCCCTCTTTATAGCCGCACTCTGGGTGTTGCTGGTAGGGTTGATTGCATTGCTGAGTTTGATAACGAGCTTGCTATAATTGACTTCAAGACCACTAAGAATCTGAAGAAGGATGAACACTTGGAGAAATTCTTTGTGCAAGAGGCAGCATATGCTTACATGTATTATGAATTGACTGGTGTTGAGGTTGATAAGTTAGTCACATTATCTGTGGCAGAGGATGGAAGCATGCAAGTTGCTCAGAAGTATGATAAGGATACCTATATCGATACACTTATTGAATGGATCCGACAGTATCATAATGAGAAAGCAGTAGCATGAGTGGACCTCAAGATAACTATATGTTTCGTGAGGTCTTAGGTATACCTTTCTTTAGATTTGATCTGGGGTACTCTAACACTGATAAGATAGAAGAGATCTATAGGGTACTCAAAGCACTTTCCTATAGATTTAATAATACTAATGAGATCTGGGATGGTGTTAAACTTGATGGTGAAGGGGGAAGTGACCTCTATAACAACCCAGACCTCGCTTATCTTTTCGACTGGATGCAAGACTGCATGGCCGAAGTGTGTGATCGTATGGGTATACCGAATAAAATGGTATGTAATGCTGCTTGGGCAAATCTAAATAAGAAAGGTGATTGGTTTTATGACCACACTCACTCTAATTGTTTCATGAGTAGTAACTACTTCGCATCAGGTGATGCTACATCTGGTACCAAGTGGTACTATCCTAATCCATACTATGATAAGACTAACATCTGGCCCTTTGATTCAAAGGACTATGATGATAAGTTTAATTTAACACATGAAGAACCTACTGTTCCTGGTAGGTTTATTGTTTTCCCACCTACTATTAGGCATAGGGCTACCCCAAATCAGAAACATGATGCTAGAATAACAGTAGCAGCTAATTGGTTTCCAACAGGAATGATTAACTCTAGTGGTGTCTCCCACCTTAACGTGAGTGTTTTACAATGAAAGAAATTGAAGAAAAATTTATGACACAAGGTAAGTTTACCTCTCTTGTTGAAGACAGGGTAAAGGATAGCAATGGTCTCATTAATTATATCGAGGGTGTTGCCTCAGTTTGTGAAGAGTTTGAGATTGAAGTTGAAACAGTTGGTAAACTCATATCTAAACCACTTAAAGATAAAATCAAGTGGGATGCACAACAATTAAATTATATTAAACGTACAAGTAGAGGGGTGTTAAACCTATGACTGAAGACTTTGACTTCTTTAAATCAGAAGTAGTCCAGACAGAATTACAAGAGATACAGGAGTGCTATACAGAACTTCTAAAGATGTCTGCTGGTTTGAAAGATTTTAACCCACATGAGAGACTAGAGCACATTGAGAAGACTCTAGAGTTAGTAGCGAAACAGAAAGTATTCTATGCACGTTTACAGTTGGCTGCTAATGAGTTACAAGATGATGACTCTGCAAAGGAAATCAAGAGTAGGATAGAGATGATGTCCACAGAGTATAGTGGTGGTATGAATCTCACTATGGTACTAGATCAGATGGAAAATAAGTTAAGGTCATGGAGAAAGGAACTTAAAGAAGGCGGTGTTGACACCTTATAAATAGTATGCTACTATAATCCAGTAGCAATATCACAATACAAAATCGGAGACAAATACGAATGTCATTTGCAAGTCTAAAGAGTAAGTCAGGCAAGTTTGCTCAGCTTACTAAAGAGATAGAAAACATGTCCAAGCCTCAGGGGCGTGGTCCAGACGAAAGACTCTGGAAACCAGAGGTAGATAAGAGTGGTAACGGTTATGCCGTTATTCGTTTCCTACCAGAGCCAGATGGAGAAGATCTCCCTTGGGCACAGGTATGGAGTCATGCATTTCAAGGTACTGGTGGTTGGTACATAGAGAATTCTCTCACCACACTTAACCAGAAGGATCCTGTTGGAGAATTGAATAGGACACTGTGGAACAGTGGACTAGATGCAGATAAAGATACTGCACGTAAGCAGAAGCGTAAGCTATCTTACTACAGTAACATCTACGTTGTTAAGGATCAACTTCACCCAGAAAATGAGGGTAAAGTATTCTTATATAAGTATGGTAAGAAAATTCATGACAAGATTGCATCAGCAATGCAACCACAGTTTGAAGATGAAAGTCCAATCAATCCTTTCGATCTATGGAAGGGTGCTAACTTTAAGATTAAGATTCAGACCATAGGCGGTTACTGGAATTATGATAAGAGTGAGTTTGACTCACCCTCTGTGTTAGGTGGATTGGAAGATGAAGCACTTGAAGCAGTCTGGAAGTCTCAGCATTCTCTTAAAGAGTTTACTGATCTTAAGAACTTCAAGTCCTATGAGGAGTTATCAGCACGTCTGAATATAGTTCTTAACAAGTCTGCAAGACCTGTAGTAAGATCTAATGAGGAAGATGAGCAACTAGCACCTCTTACTAGTCCAGTTGTTAAAGTGGACCCAGAACCACCTGCAAAGAGTGGGTTTGGTGCTAAGATAGGGGAAATAGAGGAGTCAGGTGAATCTCCAGATTTATCTTACTTCGCTGCTCTAGCTAACGAAGACTAATGAAAAGACTACTACTTGGACTCCCACTTCTACTACTTGCTGCACCAGTAAGGGCAGAAGCATTAACTTGGAAGGAATTCTGGGAGCCCTTCGTAGAGTCATATCATTACGGTCACGATCATGGGTCGGGTCATTGGGAAGATTGGAGGTATGATCATGGTCATTATCATCCAAGACCAAGACCAAGACCAAGACCCAAGTGTGAGTATATTATTACAACAAAAACTTGGATACCAGGTCGCTATTTTCCTAATAGCAATGTATGGAGTCCAGGATATTATGAGACACGTGATCACATTAAATATCGTCCTTGTCGTAGGTTACGACCTCTTTAAGTCCGTATATTATTTCGATTTCTGAACAAGAGAAACCCCCGAAAATATCGGGGGTATTTTTTTGCCCTGTAGGATTTTTAAAAATTAAGTGCCACTTGATGAACTTGTGGCAGATCCATATTGATTAGATGTGGTACTACCCGATAAATTGGCACCTGCGGTTATAGTCGTTACTGCAACTGTACTTCCATCTGCTAAAACGTCACCTTCACTAATACTAGCAGCAGAGGTGTCAAATGTCCTAGATGAGTAATCTGCTTCAGAAGCAAAATCGATAGAACTTGATTGACCGATATTTGTGGTATAAGTCGGTTTAACCTTAATAAATTGCTCTTGGACAGTATCCTTAGATCTCTTAAGACGACTTTCAGTGTCAACTTCGTCATTTGGAAGATATTGGACTAAATCGCTAAATTCCTCTACAAACCCATTTATGTATTCTTTCCTTAAAAGGTAAATATTGCGTTTATAGTCATTTTTTGTACTTTCGTAATCATAGACAGATATTGGTCTAACCAGATCTTCTTTAGGAATCGCAGTACCGTCAGGTCTGGTATAAGTCCAGTTTTCAGGTACTGTGCGATCTGCCTTAACTAATGTCCTTCCTTTAGCATCAGTGATTTTTTGAGTAACCCAATGATGCACTGAATCTGCCTCTTCTTCATATTCACTGTCAATATACCTTTCTAACTCATCTTCAGACATGGGCCATTCATCGTATAGATTGATTATATTATTAGTAAGTAAAATAACCCAATCTAAGTCCATATCACCATATACGTCTAAAGCAACCTGATCTGGTCTTTGGTTGTTTTTAACCGTATATTGAGTAAAACCTAAAATGATATCATCTAACTCTTCACGAATTTTGATTCTTCTGAAGATATTTTTAGCTATTTTAAAGGGATCAACGTTATTTACTCTATAACTTGATACTCTTACTTCTACGTTTGGGAGATAACTGAAATATGACATTAGGTTATATTTTGTGATGTAAATGGACCGAAATCACCAATCATAGTCTGCATTCTATCTAACCAGCTTTGGACTGTTTCATCTTCACTATCATTCTCTTGCTCTTCTTGACCACCTTGTGCTGTAACAGGAGATCCGTAAGTTTCCTTTGTAAGGAAGGATGTTTCACTAAAGTCAAGTTGAAGGTTGTACTGTAAAGCACCAAAATCAACATATTTACTCTTATTTAAAGATGATGATAGTGAGGTGTAGTTTGGCATATCAACAGTCATATTCTGCAATACCAGTTTGGAGGGAAATTGCATAATTGCACTTAATATACCACCTTTACCACCAGTACCAGGATTTTCAATAGTTTCATTACCACCACCTTTATCAACATACCTTACAACTTGAGCACGGAAGTATTCTGGTATTGTTAACCAGTCTCCTTTACCTTTACCTGGTAGTGAGTATCTTCTAAGTTTTTCAACAATTTGATATATTGTGCTTGCATCAGATGCACTCTTTGGTATTAATTGCCAATTCCATGAGTGACTTCTAAAACCTGCCTGACCCTTATATACTGACTCTGCATATGGGTTGAAGATTTTTTTACCAACTAGGGATGTTACTGCTGCGGTATCAAGATTACCTGATTGACCTGTTGCTGATAATGCTTTATTAATTACATCGGCAGCAGCAGTATATGCTAATTGACCTGCTCCCATTTTTGCTGCTTCTGATATTGATTGAGCAACTTTATCTGAAGCAAAATCTATTTCTCCTCCACCACCTAGACCTGCGTCTTGTGCTGCTGTAAGTGCTTTCCTACCTGCTGGACCTAAGTTTACTGCATCCCAGTTCTGTGACTGTACTTCTTTTAATGATGTTGGGAGATATAGATATAATGTGTCCATCAGCACATTTGTCTTTTGATCGAATATATCGAACTTTAGATAGTCTATTACTTGTGTTGGGAACGCAGCACCATCTCTGATAGCTTCTCTACTGCTTGAAGAGTTAACGCCTATCGGTTTTGCTTTTGGAAATACTAACGTCATGAGTTACAAGGGTTACTTTAGACCATCAAACAAACATAAGTACAAAGGTGATCACACTAATGTTATTTATAGGAGTTTGTGGGAAAAAAAGTTTATGCATTGGTGTGACATGAATAACAACGTATTGGAGTGGGGAAGTGAAGAGATTATTATTCCTTATAGGAGTCCCTTGGATAATAGGACTCACCGTTATTATCCTGATTTCTATGTCAGAGCGAGGACCAAGGATGGAAGAATCGCCAAATCGATCATCGAAATTAAACCAGCTGCACAGACTAAACCCCCTAAGCGTAAATCGCAGAAAGCCAGGACTTTTATAACAGAAGTTAAGACTTGGAATGTAAATAGTGCTAAATGGAGAGCTGCAAGACAGTTTTGTGCACATAGGGGCATGCAATTTATCATACTGACCGAAAAACACTTAAATGTATGAGTATCTTCACAGACGTAAAAGACCTCGCAGGAGGAGTAAAACAAAGTAAACAATGGTATAGAGAGCAACTTCAATATGGACTGGAATCATATGAAGGTGGTTTCACTGTAGGAGATATTATATTTTTCAATTATTCAGCCCAGACACCAGATTTAAAATTTTGGGATACATTCCCTATGGTACTAATCACAGACGTGGATTACCAGAAGTTGCAGTTTAGTGGTGGAAATATGCATTATTTAAGACCAACCACCAGAAGAAGCATGGGAAATAGTTGGGCTGCGGGTAGTATTTCATATCCTAGGCGTTGCCATCATAAATACTTTATGTCTAGTGTCACTAGGGCATATAATGTACCTCAAGAAGAGTTACGTGAGATGACACCCCTTCCAATTGAGCAATTTGTTATTAGACCAGCAGGTCTCGGTAGGACTATGGAAGTACCAAGCAGCATAATTTGGAGTAGACTCAAATGAGCATGAATAGTTTTAATACTTTCAGAGAGTTAATAACATCAGGAAAGAGAGAGCCTTCAAGGTCTAACCTCTATGGTGTTAAGATTTACCTGCCTACTTGTATACTTGCTAATGAGGCATCTATCAAAAGAGATCAGAGAGATGCTTCAATAGCAATTAACTTCTTAGCTGATTCAGTTACAGTACCTGCTAGAAGAATACAAGGGGAGCAAGTTAAAGCTGGTTGGCAAGGTCAAGCATATAATGTTGCGAGAGAGCAACAGGCAGGACAGTTGGATATTAGTTTTGTAGTAGATAAGCAGTTATTTCATCGTAAATTCTTTGAGCAGTGGATGAATTGGGCAGCACCTGATCAAGAGAATAGGGCATGCTTATATGATGAATACACCACTAACATTATTATTCAGAAATGGGAGATTGCATCACCTGTTAATTGGCAAGATATAAGTGAAGGTGGTATACCATATACTCAGAGACTTAATATGGTCACAGGTGTTTGGCAATTCTTTGCATCATGGCCTGTAGATATGGGAGGATTATCATTTAATAATGGTCCTACCAATCTAGTCAAGTTTAGTACTAAATTTAATTTTGAGAGATATAGGTTTGATACTGTTGGTGAAGAGGAACTAGGACCTAATAGTCCAGACAGATTCATTAACAGTGCCACGGAAGGAGTAGAGTCTGTAGGATTAAGTCAAAATCAGCAAGAAGCAGCCCAGTTTGGTGTCTAAATAGAACTATAATAATGCAATCGTTATGCCATTACCTAAGTTAGCCATACCTGAGTATGAAGCGACCCTGCCTGTAACAGGCACAAAAATATCATATAGACCATTTCTAGTTAAGGAGGAGAAACTACTCTACCTTGCTATGGAGTCGCAAGACAACAAGCAGATGGTCAAAGCAGTGAAGACTATTATTAAAAACTGTACCAATTTAAAGTCTAAGGTTGAAGATCTCGCTACTTTTGAGATTGAATATATTTTCCTTAAGATCAGATCTGTTGCGGTTGGTGAGACAAGTGAATTTAAAGTCACATGTCCTGATGATGAGAAAACCCAAGTTAACGTTGAAATACCTCTCGCAGAGGTGGGTGTTATTACACCTGATAATCATAATGCTAAGATTCAATTAGATCAAAATGTTGGTGTTGTGATGAAATATCCTTCATTGGATGTATTCATTCAGCAAAACCTTACTGATAATCCTGATATACAGGATATATTTGCACTTGCTGCTAGTTGTATTGGTCAAGTATATGATACAGAAGAAGTTTATGATTCTTTCTCTCATAAAGAGGCATTAGAATTCCTTGAGAATTTGAATGCGGATCAATTCCAGAAAATTCAGACATTCTTTGAGACTATGCCTAAGTTGTCTTACACTATTGAGGTATATAATCCAAATACTAAGAAGAAGAGTGAGTTGGTACTGGAGGGACTAGCAAGTTTTTTCGAGTAGCGTTAATGCACGACAGTCTTGAGAATTACTACAAGACTAACTTCGCATTAATGCAGCACCACAAATACTCTTTAACTGAATTAGAGAATATGATCCCTTGGGAACGTGATGTGTATGTAAACCTTCTTATTGCTCATATTCAAGAGGAAGAAAGAAGGCAGAAAGCAGAAGAGAACAAAACGTCACTCTAATGGCAATTAAGAGCTACATTAAGATAAAACCCATCAAGGATGATGGTCCTTTCGCTGGAAGTTTCGATGAAATTCGGAAGGG